TAATACGAAGCTTGATGGACAGAGAGTTCTACGATGAACATCGTGGTGCTAAATGCCCTGACAGATTATTCAGTAAGGATGTTCGTAAGATCAAGCAAGCTATCGACACAGCTATGGATCGTTATGAACGTACCGTTACACCAGATGAGATTGAGGCATTGTTCATGTCAAACAATCCTACCATGACAACAGCACAGAAACAGGCGTATGGTTCTTTGTTTAACCAGATCAAACGTGAGTCACCTATGGGTGGTGACGTAGCACAAGAGGTGCTGTCGAAGCTGTTCCAACAGGTAGTGGGTGAGGACATTGCCAACCTTGGGTTTGACTACGTGAATGGTGACAAGAATAGTCTCGAACCATTACGTGATTTACTTGAGCGTTATGGTGATGACTTCACACCTGACCTACGCATTGAGTGGGATGACATTGAGATTGATACGTTGCTCAACATGAATGACCTTGAGTCACAGTGGTCTTTCAATGTACCAAGTCTTACTCGTAAGATAGAGGGCGTCAATGCAGGTCACCTGATTGAGGTGGGTGCTAGACCTAACACAGGTAAGACATCTTTCCACGCCTCTCTTATCGCTGCTCCTAATGGCTTTGCCCATCAAGGTGCTAAGTGTGTTATACTATGTAACGAGGAAGCCTCACACCGTGTTGGTGCTAGGTATCTTACAGCAGCTACAGGTATGACAATACAAGAGGTCAAGGCAAACCCTACCAGAGCACGTGATGCTTATGAGCCAGTCAAGAAGAACATCAAGATCAAGGACGCAAGCAATCGTGACATGGCATGGGTAGAGTCAGTATGCAAGTCATACAAGCCTGACATTGTAATACTAGACATGGGTGACAAGTTCGCTAGGACTGGTGGCTTTGCTAGACCTGACGAGGCACTGAAAGCTAATGCTATCTATGCCCGACAGATTGCCAAGTCTCACAACTGTGCTATCTTCTACATGTCTCAGCTATCTGCTGACGCAGAGGGCAAGGTACTACTCAACCAGAGTATGATGGAAGGTTCACGTACTGGTAAGGCAGCAGAGGCTGACCTCATGGTATTGATTGCTAAGAACCCAGTGGTTGACGGTCAAGAGGAAGAGGACACACAACGCCACCTAAACGTGGTCAAGAACAAACTGAGTGGATGGCATGGTGTTGTTCACTGTGAGTTGGAATACAAGACAGCGAGGTACACAGTATGATAGACTCAACATTAATAGATAGCATGGGCAGTGATCTTACTGTAGTAAACGCTGCTCGTGTTAGCTTCAACAAGAAGAGTGAGTGGGATGAAGACAATACCCTCACTGTGTCAGACAGTATACTTATATCGTACCTTGCACGACACAAACACATGTCACCCTTTGGTCATTGCTTTGCAACATTCCATGTCAAAGCTCCCATGTTTGTGGCAAGACAACTGGTCAAGCACAAGTTCCTTAGATGGAATGAGGTAAGCCGTAGGTATGTAGACGATCAACCAGAGTATTACTATGCCCCAACATGGAGAGGACGTGCAAAAGATAAGAAGCAAGGTAGCAGTGGTGAGGTTTCTATATCCTACCGCACCATTAGTACACTGGCTAAACATGAGTTGTGGTGTAACAAGGCATACAAAGAGTTGCTTGAGCAAGGTGTAGCACCAGAGCAAGCACGTAGTGTATTGCCACAGAGCACCATGACAGAGTGGTACTGGTCAGGCAGTCTGGACGCATGGTCAGATATGTGTAAGCTCAGACAGAGCGAGGACACACAGGAAGAGACACGGTTAATTGCTAACTCAATTAGTATGGACATGGGTACGTTGTTTCCTGACTCATGGACAGCATTACTGGCGTACAACCGATGAGTGAGCAGTACTGTACAACAAAAGGATTAGGATGGGCGTTCCTTGTATGTGCATTCCTTATACTAGGTGTGCCTGTGGGTATGTGGTTGGCATTGGAAGGGGCGTCATGGTATGAGAGGTTCAGCATGATGAACCCAATGTTCTAGGAGATAGCCATGAGAAGATACAGAGAAGTAAAGTGTCCTTTGTGTGAGGAATACTTTGACACAACTACCTACACGTCTTGCCCTAAAGAATCATGTAGGTCTATGGGTGAAATAAAAGAATGGTTTATTGATAAACAAAACGGTATTTCAAAAGAAATTAGACACATGACACAGGAAGAACGTCAACGTGCCAAAGAAAAAGAGGAGGCTAACACATGTACACAGTCGAGTTTGAAAAAGACGCCTCAATAGTTACATCATTAGATGAGACTGATAAGTTTGAGGATGTAGAAATGGTTATAGGAGAAGATGATACTGTTTATTTAAGACAGTTTGAACCTAACCTAAATGAACATCAGATTATTTACATATCATATCAACAATTGCTAGACCTTGTTACCTCTTTGAATAGCACAGAGGGTGCGTTCTATGCAAAACTAAGAGGGGGTACACTACATGACGTATGAATTACGAACAAAGACAAAGTTATATAACCTGTTGGAGAGGTTAGATCTAAGTTATGACGAAGCAGAACATGCACTAAGTTTGTATGCACATAATAAAAAGTTTGACAAAGACCTTGATGATGCGTATAACGTAGATAACGACATGATAGATGAGGACTGGGATGATTGGCATCCCAACGATTTGTAGGAGAATAAATGAAACTAACACTCGACATAGAAAACACTGTGACCAAACGGAATGGCAAGCTACACCTTGATCCATTCGAGCCAGATAATACGATGGTTATGGTGGGTATGCTAGATGATCTTGGACACGAGGACATTGTAACATTCGATCATTCAGAGCAACAACCTACCACAGAGGGGCGGTACATTGTCCAAAAGAAACTGGATGATACCGCCCTTCTAATTATGCACAACGCATCACACGACTTGATGTGGCTATGGGAGTCAGGGTTTACCTATGAGGGTACAATCTTTGATACCATGCTAGGTGAGTACATACTACAGCGTGGGCAGAAAGAACCACTATCCCTTGAGGCTTGCGCTGAGAGGTATGACCTTGACACTAAGAAACAGGACAGTCTCAAGGAGTGGCTCAAGGCAGGTAAGTCTGTACGTGACATGGATCATACTGAGTTATCAGACTACCTGTCTGCTGACCTACATGCTACTCAGCAATTGTATGACCGTTTGCGGATGAAGTACGAGGATTGCAACTCACTGGAAGCAACGATCAAACTAACTAATCAACTGGCGGTACACCTTGCACGTATTTATCAGCGTGGGTTTGCCGTTGACTTGGAAGCTTTGGAAGATGTGCGTAAAGAGTTTGAACAGGAGCGTGTCACATTAACACGTGAGCTAGAAGAACAAGTACGTGAACTGATGGGTGACACACCTATCAATCTTAATAGTCCAGAGCAATTGTCTTGGGTTATCTACAGTAAGAAACCTAAAGATAAAAAGGTATGGGCAGATCTATTTGATCCGTACATGCCAGATGCAAACTACCGTTCAACGGTACACAGTAATACATCTAAACTGTATAAGCAAAAAGCAAAACAGTGTCCTGTATGTAAAGGCACTGGTCAAGTAAGAAAGGTAAGGAAAGATGGAACACCCTATTCCAGAACTAACCGATGTATCAATTGCGATAACACGGGTTTTATTTATGATAATTATATTCAAAATACTGTTGCAGGGTTAAAGTTCAATGCCCCAACTGCAAAATGGATTTCAGCTAACGGTTTCGCCACAAGCAAGGATAGACTTGTATACCTTGAAGGTGTGGCTAGACAACGTGATATGCAGAACGCAGTGCAATTCCTACAGCGAGTGCGTAGGTTGTCTGCTGTTGACACATATCTCTCAAGCTTTGTGGAAGGTATCCACAATTATGTAAAGCAAGATGGTAAGCTGCACGTTAGCTTACTGCAACACAGGACTGCCACTGGTAGGTTGTCAGGGGCTAACCCTAACATGCAGAACATGCCACGTGGCGGTACATTCCCTGTCAAACGTGTATTCAAATCACGTTGGGATGGCGGCAAGATAATTGAGGCAGACTTTGCTCAGTTAGAATTTCGAGTTGCTGCGTTCCTATCTCAGGACAAGAC